TAAAATATCAACTCAATTAGAAAGAATAGATTCTTTTGGGAAAACTGTCACTGATAATATGGGTGGTCTTTTCCCAACTAAATATGATCCTAAACAGTTTGATCCAGGCACTGAAGAGTTTATCAAAGAATCTTTCAAACTTCAAGCATATGAGCAAACAAAATTGCTTTATATGTTTACTAATGAGTCTTTTAAAAATGCAGCAATAAGACAGTCTGAAATAGAAAATAGACTAGAAACGGAACCACTTATTTCCAATCAAGGAGCAACTGATGTAAGATTACTATACACTAAAGATACAATAGAACAAGAGATCAACACATTACAAACAGAGATAGACACATATGAGAATACTCCAGAAGGGAAGAAATTAAAATCAAAAAAACAAAAGAAAAAGAAAGCATTAGAAAAGTATCTTAAGATATTTACTGATCCTAAAAACTTAACAAAAAAAGGTTACTTTGCTAGAAACAAAGTAAAAACATCCGGGTTAGATGCAGCGTTTAAAAACTATATTGAAACATTGGCAGACAAGTCTAGTGATTTTGTAGACTACGGTAAGGTAAAAGAAGCTTTAATTCTAATTACTGATCATGTAGCATTACAAGAAGATGCTTCTGCATTTAGTAAATCAGTTGACCTTTTAACTAATCCAAAAGTACAAGAGCAATTAGAAGAAAGAGCTACGGAATATCTTGAGTATATATATAAAAATAGAAAGACAATATATAAAAGACAGACTGAAGCATTTATAGATAGTGTTGAAAAAACTAAATTATTAAATGGATTAGCTGAAGTAGATATTCTAATGGAAGAAAACTTCACAAGAGAATTTTTACAAGATGAAGTTAGTTTAGAGGATTTACTTCAAGCAGTAAATGAAGGTAAGCTTATACAAAACGGCAGACGTTTAAATCCAAATGTTATAAAAGATGCTGAGTCATTAGCAAAAGCAGTAGCAATAATTAAAAATTACATTGGAGTAAAAGTTCAACAAGAAAGAGAGAGTGAAGTATCTGATGAAGCTGTAGCAAATGCAGAAATATTAGATATTGAGGAAACACTACAACAAGCTGGAGTAGATGTTGAGGTAGATGAACAGGTTGATTCAAACATATTAAATGAAATACTTAAACAGCAGTATCTAAAGTACAGAGCTAATGACAAGTCCTCAGACCCATTAGATTTTTCACAATGGTCAGCAACAAACGAAGCTCTTAAAATTAAAAAAGCTTTTATTGCTATAAAAAGAATATGGGCAAAAGGTTATTCAACTACAGTTGAAGAATATGGCAATTTAGTTGAAAAGTCAAGAATACCATCTGCAGGAGATATAGATGAAGAAAAAGGTTTCCAAGAGTATCTAGATAGTAGAGAAGCTATTGAAAATCCTATTATAGAAGATATACTAAGACAGCTAGATTTATCTTATGATATTTTTACAAACAGGAATATCAATAAGAAAAGTAATTTAAAACCTATTAAGGGTGGTGATGGAGTTAATTTCAGAGTTATATCAATTGATGTAGCTGACGAAGATCAAAAATTATATAAAATAATAAACAACAATGGATCAGATTTATCAGCAGTACAGTTAGATGCAATATCTGGTCAAGGCGTTTACAATAATGCTAGGGCAGCCTTAGATCAGTTTACTATACTAGAGGAAGAGTATTCAGATGGTTCTACGTTTAAGTTTGATGGTCTTACACTTATAAGAGGTCAATTTGTATACGATAAGGTTACAGGAGAAGAATTCAGAGTTGCAGTAAATAGACCTTTAGGAGATAACATTCAGTTAGTTACTCCTGAAGATTATGGTAAACCTTATGCTGATAGAAAACAAAAAGCAATAACAGAGTCTGAATTAGATTTTAGTGAGCGTTACTATGATGAAAAACTTATTGTTGATAAAGTTCCTGATGGTACTGCTAAAATAACAGCAGATAACATTGCTAATATTTATGTAAGAGAAAATGCAGGTGAATCAAAGGAAAGTGCTGAAAAACGTTTAAGCTGGATCATAAACAACCTAACTGATAACGTTTATAATAATTTAGTAATTGATGTAAAACCTAACCCTAATAAAGCAGCAACACAATTTAGTTATAGTGGTACAGCTCTACCAAATAAATATATACTTACAAAAGGAGAACCTTATAATATACAGATAAGAATTAAAGATGAGCTTACTCTTCTTGATGTTAACCAAAAATTACAAGCCGTAGGGTTACAACCTATTAGTGATAAGAACAATGGTATCATAGGTAACATTGCAAATAGTTCTTATATATATAAAGTAGGTAACAAAGAATACACTCCTTCTACAATGCCTGTAGATCTGGCTAAAAATATATTTAATGTAGATACATCTAAAACAACAATTGAACAAGAGCTTGCAAAAGCAATTGATTCTACAACTAAGAAAAATGTTTTAGTAAACTTTTTAAATAAACAATATGCTTCAGGCATAACTGATATTACTTTTGAAAGTTTAAAGAAGAACGGCTTTTCAATTGTAAGAGAAGATGGTTATCCTGATTATAATACAGACAATCCATTAACAGTATTGAGTGACTTCTATAAGGCCGGCCTTTCTTCAGATGGAAAAGGTGGTATTCTTATTTATGATATCACAAGAGATAAGAATGGTGAATCTATTGGAGAACCAGAAGTAATAAGTAATTTAATAGATGATGAACTTAAAATATTAGAGAAGGAAGCTAGAGAAGGTTTACAAAATGGTTTATGGAGTAAAATGCTTGGTCCTAATAGTCTAGGTTATACCGAAAGATATCAGTATGTTATTAAACAACCTAATGGAGTTTATACATTAGCAACGGCTAAGACTATAGGTCAAGACAAAACCATTATTAGTGATTTTGTAACCGGAATGATGAACAAGGTTATAGAACTAAAAGAAGGAAATAAAGAAAAAAATATAAAGCCTTCAATTAATGAAAAAGGAAATTATATTAATGGTCAGACACAACAAACTGTTGGTCAAGAAATTGATGTATTTAATCTAGAAAATAATAAGAATATCAGGATAGCAATGGTTCCTGGATTTGATGTTACTATTAATGTTGCACCCTTTGGAAAAATACGTGCAGTAGTAGAAAAAAATAGAAGTAAAATAACAAGCACATATCTTGAGCTTTCAGAAATAAAAGCTTCATCAGATCCTTTGAAGCAACTGAATGACTTACTTAAAAAAATCAATGCTGACTTAGATGTTGCTGGTTATAGTACAGTGAATATTTCTTTGGATCAATTTACAACATCATTATCATTAAATGCTAATGTACAAACTACACTAGAATCTCTTGGTACAAAGCTTACTCCTAGAGTCAGACGTAATTCTAAATTAAATTTTGAAACTACAAGTGCTGCTAATCAAGCAAGTTATGATAAAGATGTAAATTCATCTGCAGAAGATAATACTAATAAGATACTTAATTTAGGAAATAAGATTACTACAAATGCAGTCTTTACTGAAACATTGGGTTACACTGATGCAGAAGGAAACCCTATAACTGTTGGAGAAGAGAAAACAGCAACATCAACAGATGGTTCTATTGACTTAGCATCTATAACACAGAGTCCGTTAGATCAACTTAATGTAAAATTAAAAGAGATAGAAGACACTACTAAAAAAGAAGTGGGTGCTAGAGGGTTAACTAAAGCATTAAGAAATGACCCAGTATACCAGAAACTTAAGCAAGCTAGAGATAAACTGATTTCAAATAAAGTAGTTACAAACTTTACAGCACAAGATGTACAATCTCTAAATGAGTTTACTGTATGGGCACAAAACAACTTACCTGATTCTATTACACTTGCTGATATAAACGTATTAGGGAGTAACCTTTTAAAAGGTGGAGTAAGAGTAGGTGGCTTTGCATTAAGTATGAATGCATTAGCAGGAAATCTTAAAATAGGTGGAACAATATATACTGGAGCAAGCAATCCGTTTAAATATCATGAAGCATTTCATGCAGTATACAGATTATTATTAACACCAGAAGAGCAAGTTAAGTTAAGAGCAATTGCTAGAAAAGAAGTAAGAGCTCAGCTTAGAAAAGAAAATAAATCATTTGCTAAAGAATTACAGAAGTTTAAAAATACATCTGAGCAATATGATAGCTTAAGTTTAAAAGAATTAGAAAATCTTTTCTATGAAGAATATATGGCGGATGAGTTTAATAAATTTAAATTAAATCCAAGAGATACAAATACAGATTCTGTTGTTAAGTCATGGTTCACTAAACTTCTTGATTGGTTAAAAGGTATATTCTCTAAGTACACAAAGACTGAATTGCAAAGTTTATATGAAAACATAGACTCTGGTAAATATGCACAGGCTGAGTCAGTATCAAATGAGTTCACGGATAACTATAGCAACGAGATAGTAATAGCAAATGCTGTTATCCCATATGAGCAAGTACAAGTAGGTACAAGTAAAGGTCAACTATTTTTGGATAGTAGTGTAGCTAATAATATAGTTTTAACTATGGCGGCTACATTTGTAGAAAGACAGCAACAAGATCCTAAAGTTTCCAGAGAAGATAGAATGTCAGAAATATTAGATGACTTTGAGTGGTTATATAGTGTTGACAATCCATCTAATGAAAGTAATATGAATGATGATGAAAGATCTAAACTCTTACAAAAGATTACAGATTCTTTTATATACTCTAATAGCTATGAAGACCTTACTGAGTCACCTTATTATAAAGCTGCTTTTGATGTTCTAGATACAATAGACTTTCAAAAAGCAGAAGAGGTAGAAGAAGCGGATAGTCTTGAGCAGGATCAAGGTCTAAGAAATGTAACTCAGTATGGCAAAGAAGCATACCTCAACGGTAGCTTTAGCTCACTGTCATCTTACTTTAGAAAGTATTTAGCTACAATAACAAGAGCTGAGTCAGATATATTTGGTAATACAACAATAACAAGAAAAGATAATAGAGAGGAAAAGTTAATTGTACCTATAAATGTATATAACACTTATAACGGTATCATGAAAGCTATGGAAGGCAGAACTGAGCCTATGGAAATTGTTCAGTCTTTAGCTTTATTTTCTACCTCAAATCCAGATACAAAAGCAGCAGTTAACAAAATATTTACTGACTTAGGTATAACTATGGGTGAGTCAATATCAGATATGGTATTACCAACTAAGATTAACAATAGTATTTTGTTCAACCAGCTAAAAGCATTTAGCAATTTTAAAGTTGAGTGGTTATTTCAAAAGACAGATAATAATGGTAGTTTAATTACCTTTTCTGCTGCAGAAAGAGATGATGCAAATACACAGTTGTCTCTATGGAGCCAGGCTTATACTTCATTATTACAAGAGTGGAAGATAAAACCCCAAGAAAGAGCCGATGCAGTAAAATCTATAAGTAGACTCAGACAGTTACTGCTAAGTGGTAAAAAGTTTAATGATCAAAAATTAGATGACTCAAGTAAAAGTGCAGCTAAAAAAATATTTGATGACACAGGTATAAGTTTATCTCCACAGTATATAAAATTCAGTATACTAAAGTCTAATGGTACAAATGAAGAACACCCAGATCAAGAATTACTTTTATCATTAAACGCAAATGCAGAGCCAATTACGGCTGAGCAACTTTATTTTATATCTGAAATTATAAAAAGTAAAGAGACAGCTCATGAACTATATAGTGATGAGAAAGGTGCAGCCGGTAGACTAAAGTCTATGGCAGTTAACAATGCAGTATTTGATGAGAGCATTGGTTTATCCGTATTTAAAAATGTAAATGGTGATTTAGTAAATGCTCATCAAAAGCCTACATACCATTTAAAAAGAATAAAGGAATTAAATTATCAGGCAAAATTACAAGAGTTATCAGAAAAAGAATACTTGTCAAATAATTACCTTTTAAATAATGATAAGTTTAAAGCAATGTCTGATGCCAATATGCTGTCAGTACAAAGAGTATCTGGTGTTGCGGAAGTTAAAACATTAGATAGAGATGTTGATTATGATCAATATATAAGTGGAGTGTTGAATACAACAGAGTATGGAAGCTTCACAGCTGGTCAGTTCATGTCAAACTTAATTAACAATTATACATTAGACTTTAACCCAAAAACAAATAAGCTTAAGAAGTCTGTTGTAGTAAACCAAGAAACTGGTCTAGTTGAACAAATAGCTACCTCTCCTATTCAGATAAGAATTCTAGAATCATCTAATACTAATGATATGACAACGTTACCAGTTACAATTGCAGTATCTGGTAAAGATGGAAAAATAACAGACACTATAATAGATGCATCATTTGATTTTGTAAAAAATGAGTATGATAGAATTGTTAGAGAGCAAGGTGAAAACAAAACAAAAGATTCATACAAAGGATATGATGATAGAAAACTTAGTTTTGTAAATAATTCAGATTTAATTTCTGAAGAGTTAAGAAAATCTTTGGAGGTTTCTGCTCAACAAAAAGTTGGAGAAAATCTTGAAGAGCACTTTACTTTTAAAGAAGCATTAAAAAATAATGAATTATCAGAAAAACAATTTAAAGATCAGTTAAGAAGTAATTTAGAAATTAAGTATAAAAGATTTAAGTCTTTATATGATACTCTTAAGATAGATAATAAAATATCTAATGAAATAAAATCTGGTATAGTTCAAGACAGAACTGGTGTGGATAGAGCGAATGCTGTAGCTGCTGCAGAAAAACTAAACTTAAGAAAAGATTTAGATTATAACTTAAGACAGATATTTTTTAATGATTATATAAATACAAAATCTATAAATGAACTTCTTCTTGGTGATCAGGCATTAATACTTAAAGACTCAGTTGATAAGATTAAAAGAGCTAAGGGTCAGAATGCAGCATTTGATAATGTATATACTAACATGCTTGATGCCAATTTAGGTGTTGATACCATGACTGAAAATATATCAGTATTAACATTTGATGATCCTATTTTGAGTTCTTGGTTTACTGGTCAAGGTATTGAAAGAGCAGATGCACAGGTTTACTTAACTACTAAAGCATTTAGAAACTTCTGGTTTGGTTTAGGTAAATTGACTAAGTCACAAGCTGACATTATAACTAAAATAGAACGAGGAGAAAAAATTACATCAAGTGATATCTATGATGAAGGAGGATTAATACAAACAGACGGGATGTTAAACTCTAAAAAGTTTGTTCATTTTGACGGAGAGCAGTTTATTAAAATGTCTGCTTTTGTTTTATCACCTTCATTTACATCTATAGATACAGGGAAGAAAGATAATAACGGTAATGTTATTTGGGAAGAGAACCCATTAAGACCAGAGCTTCATAAACTAAGAGAAGACCTTGAAACTATTCAAAGAAATACAGGTAACGTGGCAATTGCAACACCTGTTAGTGCACAGAAAATGGCTAAGAAAAATATACAGCTCTTAAATGAAAGTATATCAGAGCCATCTTCTATAATAAGTGCTAAAGATTTTGGACTACAAGTTGTAAACCCAAGTAATAAAAACTCTGTTACTGAAGTAAGTCAAATAAAGCTATTAGCTACTAATGAACAAGAGGACTCACAACAAGTAAACATACCTGGTTATCCAGCTCTTACAACTATAAAGAAAGTTAAAGCATTCTATAATGATGCATTGAAGAAAAGAGTTGTTCTTAAATTTAAAAATAAAAGAAATCTAGTATTTACTTTTGATGGTATAATGTCAGAATTTAATGTAAGTAAAGAAAGAAATAATCTTACACCTGATCTTGCAGCATTTTTAAGTTATGCAATTAATTCTTTAAAAGCATCTAAATCTAGCAGTAATGTTATTGAGTTTTTTAGTATTGATCCTGTATCAGGGCAACCTAAGTTTGACTTCAATAACCCATTGGCTATTGCAAAAGCAGAACAGTTATTTTTAAGTTACTTCACTAAAGGTGTATTCCAAGAAAAGATACCAGGTCATGGTTTGGCCCTGGTTTCTGACTTTGGAAATAACATATATAGAAGAGTATTTAGCGTTGAAGAAATAAAAGATGAAGCTGGTAATAGTAAATTCTTACCTCTTAGACATGAAGTAATAAGAGAATCTGTTGCTGTTAGAATGAGTGCTTTAGATGTTAAACAATTCTCTATGGCTGAGTTAGCTCAAAAACAAATACCTAAAGAAGGTATAGTTGTAATAGATAGACTTAGATATGGTCTACAAGAGTTTGATGATAAAGGTAGATCAACAAAACAACGTTATTCAGAGAGCATGATGCCTGCTCACTTCAAAGATGTATTTGAAAAGGTTGCAGAAAAAGGCGGTCCTATACCAGAGATGATTGCAAAAATGTTTGCTGTGCGTATACCATCACAAGATAATCATTCTACAATGAATATAAAACTTGTAGACTTTATGCCTGTTTATTATGGTTCATCAGCAATGTTTGCAGCTGAACTTGTAGAAGTGTCAGGAGCGGATTTTGATATTGACAAAGTATATACTCAAATATTAGAATACTATTACTCAAAAGAAGACAAAAAGTTTTTCCAATATGGTGCCACGCAAGGCAGACAGTATAAAGATTATGTTGAATATATCAATAGAAAAGTTAAACAAGACACAATCTATGCTGAGGCATTAAAGTCATTTAAGGTTCAAGGTTCTAGATTGGAAGACAGCTATGATGATAACTTTATCATAGATCAAATGTTTACTGATGATGCGCTTAAGGCTATAACAAGATTAGGGCTTCCCGTAACTAAGGCTCAGTATCAAAAGTATAAAGAAGAATATGGTGAGCCATATGAAGCACCTATTAATAATGCGGTTCTCAATATGAGATATGCACTTATGGGTAATGAGGCAGTACAAGATATTTCTTATACTCCAGCTACACTAGATGCAGTTAAAGAAGCATATGCAAGTTTAGAAAAATTTGCACCTATCTATACTCAATCCATGAATGGTTCTGAGGTTGATGTAGATGATATAAATGGTAAAGTAATATCATTTATTAATAATAAAGGTGCTGCAATTGGTAGAGCTGTATCACCAAACTTAGCTATCAGTTTATTAAGTGAGTATAAAATAAAACTACCTGGAGAATTACAGTTCAGTATTCTGAATAAGCCATACACCGGTTTTGACAAAGCTAATACTACCGAAGGTAAAAGAAAGCAAGATACAATATCTGCTATAATAACAATGCTTACTGATAACTCTAAAGAGAACTTTATGTCAAAGCTTGGTATGCACAAACAGGCAGTACCAAGAGCTGTAACAATGGTTGCTTTAGGGGTTCCGTTGTCTGATGCAATACTTATATTAAATTCAAAAATAGCTAGGGATTTATTTGAACAAGCATCCAACAAAATACAGAAGTTTGATCCAGGGTTTAAAGGTCTTGTTAATCAAGAGCTAGCATTTAAGCAGGGTCAATTAAAAGATGATAAACTAAAAATAGATATAGGTACAGGAATAAAAAGTAAAGAAGATCTTGGTGGTTTAGTTGAAGGCAGCGGTTCTTTCAAACAAGAGTTAGAACTGCTACAAATTTTATCTACGGTAAATACTATAAATGAATTTATTGGTAATATGAATGCATTAACTGGTATATCAGGTAGTGCAGGGCTAGGTAAAAACTTTGCTGACATAGCATCAATTAAAAAAGACTTGCAGAAAATAGGTGCAATAGAAAAAATTGGAGAGAGACCAGCAATTAATATTAAACCTATTCTTGAAAGTAGTTTTGTATCAGCCAATTTAAATATCTTTAATGAGATAACAAATGAGCTTTTACCACAAGTATTCTTAACAGCAACTCCTGTATTTAATGAGCTCTATGAAAAACTTGAAAAGTCATTTGCTGTAGATGCTATAACTTTTAATGAAGAGACAGAGCAGAAGATTAGAAGAGATATGCTTTCTTACTTTACTATAAAAGCATATATGCATAACAATGCAAACACACAGAATAAAGATGCGGGAACATTAAGCAATAAGCTTATATACCCTATGCAAGATGCACAAAATATTTATGATTCTATTAGAAGACTGAATGCTGCAGACAATGATAACTTTTTTCTTAAATCATTTGTTACACAGTTACCTGTAAATGCAGAGTCTAACAAAACAGGAATTAATATTTTAGCTGCTAATTCATGGAGAAACCTAAATAAACTTCAGAAGATAGATCTTCAAACCTCATTTGCAAAGTTGTATGGTAATCCTGCAACAAGAAAAGATGCGTCAACAATTGTAAATTATATTATGGTTAAAGATGGTTTGCAGCTTTCTAAAGATAGCCTATTAGAAGCTATATCTCCTTTTGTAATGGATTCTTATCTACAACAAATAGAGACTGCTAAAGATTCTTTACTTAATGATAAAAACTATAAAGAGGCTTTTGGTTTAACAAAAGATGAGTTATTTAATGAGTATGAAAATGGATACCTATCATCTAATGTTGGCATGTTTAATCTTACATTTAAAGAGGTTAGAACAGGAGTTGATGGTTCATCAAATATACAAACTACAATTAAAGGTAAAACATCACTAAGTAAAGAAGGTGTGTTAACATTATCTGCTCCTAAGAATTCACAGGTTGATGGTGCATTTACTTTGGAAAATCAACCAAAGTACTTAAGATATTATACTGAAACAGATACTGGATTTAAAGTAGAAAGATCAAATAAATTATTTTTATTAAGAGAAGGTCAAGAGAAAAGCACATCATTTGTGTATGATGAAGTTCCGTTTATGGGATCAAATTATCAAAATGCAATAGGATTCATGTTTGGCCCTAGAGATACGCATGCAACAGTTAGAAATAATATTAATAATAAAACTGATATTATAGGAAATATAGATGACATGCTTGGTATAGATCAAGCAATTGATTCATTGGATATTGAAAATTTTAATTTAGATAGATCAAAATCTATATCTGCTCAAGCACTTAGAAATGAAAGTTCAAATATTAACGCTGATGAAAACAGTATTTCTATACAAATTGATCAAGCAGCAAAACCTAAAAACATTGGCTCTGTTAATGCAAATGATTTGCTAGGTAATATAGAAGCAGTAAATAATATTGAGAAGCAATCAAAAGGTGTTGTTTCAGCAGAAAAGAATTTACCAGTCTTAGATTACAATCAGCAAATCAAACTAGATCTTTTTAATCAAAACATTGATGAGAAAAGCAAGTATCCTCAAATTACTAAGTTTTATAATGATACAATAAATGCGCCATACATAGCAGACGAGTTTACTGAGATGAGAAAGAAATTGGCTGATAATAAAATTGTATCTTTGGGAGATCTTATAGCATTATATGAAAACAAAATATTGTCATATGACGGGAAGACAGAAGAGGAAAAAATTAAAAATTTCTTAGAAGAAATCAAAAGATGTAATTTATAGAATATGGGAAAGTGTCACAATAAAAATCTAACAACGTATAAAAACTTAAAGAAAGTTTTCAAGACTGATATTATAACAAATAATGTAATAAATCAATATCAAAGACTTTCAAAAAGTGATACTATACCTACTGTTGTAGAAGCACAAAATATGATTGCTGATAGAAAAGTTCTTTTTAACTTAAAGCAAGAAGAGTTTGGGGTTGCATTATTAAATAATCTTAGAAGGCTAAACATAATACACAGTTTTGGGGGTAGGTACTATATCAATAATACTGATTCAGATACATTACAACCGAGTCAAACACTTATAGACTCTAATGTTAGAAGGTTGAATAGATATCTTGAAATAAATAACATACCTATTGAGTCTGTAGATATAGTTAAAACAAAAAAAACATTTTCTGTATCTATTGATCCATCTATTTTTTCTGCAACTGACATGCTAGAATCTTCTAGGGCATGGGATAAACCCAGAGCTAGAAAAGTAGTTTCACATTTAATGAGAATGTTTCCTGGAATTAATGTTAAGTTAATGTCAGTAAAGGATGCAGAAAATCTTTATGCTAGTATACCTCAATGGAAAAAAGCAAAAGTTCCTTTTAATAAAATAAACTCATTTTATCTGGATGGTACTGCTATATTAATAAATGGCAGAGTAACAGATGAAATAGCAATAGAAGAAGTCTTACACCCTTTTATAGATGCTGTAAAACTGGATAATGAAAACTTATTTAATTCTTTATTAGATGAGGCACAAAGGAATTTTCCTGAGATGACTCAACAAATAAAAGATGCTTACCGTGGTAAAAGAAGATTTACAGAAGCAGATGTTCAGTTAGAAATTGTAACACAAGCATTATCCAGACATTTTAATAATGAATATGAGAACACCCCAACTAAAAGTTTTACTGATAAAATAAAACAATTTTTAGATTGGTTTTCTAAAATTATTAAAAACCTCAATGAGGTAATTACAGGCCGTGTTATTGAAGTAAATAATATATCTGAGAAAGCAACCTTAAGTGACATTGCTAAACTACTTAATACAGATGGTATATCATTTAAACTAGATACACCTGTAAATGGCAGAATAAGATACAGTCTATCTCCTGAGAAACAAAAGATAGTTAATGTAGCAAAAAAAGAAGGAGGAGTTCTACAAAGAAGAATGATTGATAGATTGTTTCACAATGTTGAAAGTGCTAAAGAGGAATCAGATACTTTGTCTGCCTCAGAAGGAGTTACTTTTAACAGTGATGACTTAGTTATTTTGAATAAAGAAGACGGTAAATATTATAGTCTTACTAGTAAAAAGCCTTTTATATCTGCTAAAGAAGCGCTAGGTAGAAAAGAAACTAAAGAACAACAGCTTATTAAAAATGATTTAAGTACAATGTTAGATGCTATTGCATCTCATGAGTCTTTTGATAAGATATCTGATAAGATTACAAATATAGAAACTGAAGTTGCTAAACAGGCTTTTAGTAATATAGTAAACCAGGTTAATACAGTCAAAAGCCAAGGAGATGTTATGTTAACTAATGTGGTCTTTCATGACGCATATACAGAGATAGCTTCTAAAGCAGACATAGTTTTGGTTGCATCAACAGGACAACTTAAAATTTTACAAATACAATTAAATGAATCAAACGTTTTAAAGACAAACCCTAAGACTTGGACCAAAGGTATATTTACTTCTACTAAAGATATGGGTATATTATATGGTGATAAGAAAAATCCCTACAATGTAGATAAGGTAACCCTTGCAGAAACAAGTATGTATGCAAAACTTACTGATACAAAGTCTTTAACACTCAAAACATTAGATGCTTTGGAAGTAAACCTTCTGCAAAGAATGGTTGAAAATATGGGCTATGATATTGAGTATGGTGTTGGTAATGTTGCTAGTCTACTAGTTTCTTATAATGGAAAGAAAATAAGGTTTGATGGTAATGAGCCTCATGGGTATAAGCAAAATGCAGAAAAGGTTAATATCTTAATACCTGCTATAGATACTAAGTTAGCAGAACAAGAAATATCAGATCAAGTACTTAAAGACGCAGCAGAACAAATTTATAATGCTGAGCAAGATATAGAATCTGCTGAGAATTTTGCTGATACTGTTGATCCTTCAGAATACCCTGAACAAGGAACTGTTCTTGGTGCTTTGGAAACATATGAAAAAGCTTTAAAGAGCAAACAAGAAGTAGAAGATTTATTAAAAGAAAACATATATAGAGATAGATCAAAAGAAGATGTGCAAGAAGAAATAGCAAGTACATTAAGTTACATAGCTCTTGCTAAACAAGAAGGTCCTATATCACAGTCTAGAGTGTACACAAGATTATTACAGGATGCTCTAAGACAGATGAAGTCATTTAAAGAATATGCTACTGATCCTAAGAATCAAAGTAAAAAAGAATACATAACGTATATACTAAACTTTAATAGATTTCTTTCAACATTTGAAGGGCTTCATGCTATAGAAGCTAATAAAGAATTAAATGCAACACAAAGATCATTATTAGGTAGTATTAATATTGAACTTACTCAACTACTTGGTAATGATATTGTATCAGACGTAGGTGCTAACAGAGGTATAATTAAAACAGCTATACTTGATTATGTTGCTACTGTAATCAGGGCTTTTGCAAAGAAAGGAAAAAAGACAGATGCTGAAACAGTCATACAGTCACATTCAGGACAGACAATTACTCTTGATGATCTAGATGAGTTATTTACTCTTGTGCCGGATATATCTAACTCAGAGCTTTATGCTAAGGATTTAGCAACATCCAAAGATGTTATTCTTGCAACTATGGATAAAATATTTAAGTTTAAAAAACAAGAGTTTTTAGATAAAGTTCAAGCTAGAAAAGCAGATATATTAGATGCAGGTAAAACACTACTAGAACTCTCAGGTGAAAAAGATCTTCAAAGGTTATATGACTTTATGCTTGAGTTTGATGATAATAAAAGATTCACAGGTTTCTATACTACAAGAGTAGGTCAGAATTATTTAAATGAAAAGAAAGCATTAAGAGATAAACTTTATGATGCTAATGGTAAGCCAAGAAAATATTTTCCTATTTATTCTTTAGCTAACGCTGACCCTATTCAAATAGAAAAGAATAAACAACTGTACAGAGATAAGAAAGCTTTTGCTGATTTTATGCAAGGAGAAAAACTAGAAGATGGTGTTCTAACTTCAGGAACATTTCATCAATATACACAAGAGTTTATTGATGTTAGAAAAAATTATGAGTATGCTCAAGTGTGGTCTAATGGGGAAGGTGTTACCTGGATTAAAAAACCGGGTGTCCCACAAACTGCTTATGATGTATATAAAAACAAATACTATTATAAGGTAGAGTATACAAAAACTTTTAAAGATGCAAACAGAGAACCTACTGGAGCTATTAAAGAAAACAAAAATTTTGATGCTGTAAAGCCTGATTATGTTGAGGTTAAAGATGAAAGATCAGACACAGGTGCTAGCTTACTCAATCCTAAGTATGAAGCTATAATGAATCCAACTGATCAATTGGGTGAAGCTAGGAAGCAATACTACTTGAAATTTGTAGAGCATTATGAAGATTTGCTTAAAAAATTACCAAGAAGTCAACGAATGCAAATGCTAGGTAAGGTACCTGTTATTGCTAACAACTTTGTGGATGAGGTAATGACTAAACCATCATTCTTTGCTAGAATGATACCTAAGTTTTTAGGAAGTATAAAGAACTTATTTACTGAAACATCAGAGCAAAAGGTTGTTCTTTTAAATGAGCAGGGAAAATTAGTAGATACTCTTCCTGTATTTTACACTGGTAATCCAAGGGTAGAAGGACAACTTGAAAAAGTATATGAAGACATTCAAGATCTTAAAGATAAAAGAATGAATGGTGGTATTAATGTTGACCAATATAAAAAAGAAAGAGCAGTATTAGAAGCTGAAGCAGCCAAGTTAAGATCACAACCTACACTTGGTGAAGTTAGTACAGACATGACTAAAAGTTTAGTTAAGTTTGCAAGTATGGCAGAAAACTTTGAGGTAATGGGTCAAATAGAAGACACATTACAAGCAATGGTACAAGCCTTAAAAATGAGAGCTTATAAAGAACCAGGTACAGCGCTTGAGTTAATTGCAAAAATAAAACAAGGATCACAAGGCTTTGTGAATACAGTTGTAGGTAGAGATAGCCAAACCGGTTTGCAAAGTAATGCAGAAAAACGTGCTCATCATTGGATGAAAATGGTTTACTATGATAATGATAAAATAACTAAAGGTGCCGTAGACAAGTTAGCAGGTGGATTAATTAATCTGTCTTCATTGTCTTATGTGGCTTTTAACATATTTGGTAACTTTAATAACTTGACTCTAGGTCAAATTAACAATTACATAGAAGCTGCCGGTGGTTTATTTTATACAGCAGGAGATTATACTGAAGCTACTAAAATGTTTTATACTATGGGTACCCAAGGTATGATAGAGAGAACAGCTAATGCTGTTGAGTCAGCAGCAGATTTTACAGGTAGAGTAGTGACCGGTAATAATTTACAAATAAAAAGAGGAAACTACGATCCAGATAAAGCACTTAATAAATATGAAGCAATAGTTCAGTATTTTAGAATGATGGACGATGATGCAGATATAAGAGAACAGTTTGGATTAGGTGATGGTGAAACTTTATGGTCAAGATTCACAAACTTTGGTTACTCTTTTAACCAGGGTGCTGAATACAAAGTTCAAAGTACTGTGGGTATGGCTATGCTATTAGGTACACAAATATCTAATGGTGAAGATTCTCTAAATCTAGTTGATGCTTTAGACTTTGATCAGTCAACTGGTAAAGTAACTATGAGAGAAGGTTATGATACAATTATCAATAAAGATGGATCTACTACAGAATATACAGATGGGTGGAGATATGAAATGAGAAATAATATACGTGAAGTAAACAAGCAGATACATGGTAACTATGCTAGAGAAGATAGAATGGTTATTCAAAATAACTTTACTGGTATATTAATGGCACAGTTTCACAAGTGGGTTATGCCTGCTTTTAGAGCAAGGTTCCAAGAAAATTATTATGATCAAAACTTAGGTTGGTTAGAAGGTAGATATACATCTGCATTTAAGTTTTTAAATCATATACGAAAAACTGCTGTAACTGGTGAAAGAGGTATGGCTAAGTTTGGTTTAGCAGAGTTAGGTAAATCATTTAAAGAGGAGTACGGACTTGTAGATGGAAGATACGATGAGGGTAAAGCAAACATGATGCTTAAAAATGTATATAGAACATTAGGTGAAGCAATGATACTGCTAATTATTCATATTCTAGATGAGACTTTAGTTGGTGGAGATGATGATGACCCTATCCTTATTAAAAAGCTTAGAAACTTTGGCGCTTATCAAGCAAACAGAACTTATAAAGAGATGGTTTTATTTAATCCTTTACCTACACTAGGTGGTTACCAACAAGTATATCAGATGTTAAAATCTCCTATAGCTGCTACACGAACTCTTGGAGAGCTAGGTGAATTACTTGACCTTACTTTTGGTACTGCATTTGGTCTACTGGTTTATAGTGATAAAGAATTTAATGAAAACAGTAAATATGTATATCAGAACAAACCTAAGAAAGGTATGTGGAAGCTAGAAAAAAACTTCTATGATGTAGTTCCTGTATTATATACTTTACAAAAATGGAAAAACTTTGAAAAACTTGAAAGTTTTTATATTAAATAAGACAAATTAACAGGTTAAAATCCTAGGGATGACGGTATAATTGTGTATATTATAGTATAACCTCCCAAGAATTAAAGTAAATGAGACTAATAAATGACAACTAAATTATTCATAGTGAGCATAACAGCATTTTGTACGTACTTATGTACGTACTTTTTTGATTTATCAATGGAAAACATGGAACAATACTTGGCCGTTTGTTCAGTATTATGGTTAGATGGCATTTTTGGAGTTTGGGCTGGCTGTAAAAGAGAAGGATTTAAAACATATAAAGCGTTAAGAATTACTAGAAACACCTTTGCGTGGATAGCCATTCTGACCGTTATACTAATGGTAGAAAAAGGATTTACAGGAACAGGCTGGCTATCCGAGGTAGTTGTTGTACCCTTTATGATACTACAACTTATTAGTGCTTTAAAAAATGCTTCTATGGCAGGTTTAATAAAGACAGAAGAACTTAATAAAATTTTAGATAGAATTGATAATCATAAAGGACCTAGAACTTAGCCTTCACAACTAGAACATTCTAATATATTACGAGCAAAGTCCTGTGCACTACTCTTACTAAACTGATAGTACAAAGTCTTTACACCTTCTTCCCAAGCATACATATATAGTTTGTTTATATCTTTAGCTGACACAGATGGATCTATCATTAAGTTTAATGACTGTGATTGATCAATATACTTTTGTCTTTGTGCTGCCTGCAATACAATCTCTTTTGGAGATATCTCAACAAATGATTTAAATACTTCTTTAGTTGGAAAATCTAAATGTTGTACACTACCATCTTTTTTTAAGATAGACTTCCAAGTCTTATCTGTATTTAGACCATGCTTCTCAAGCTCCTCTTCTAAGAAAGGGTTCTTGTAAATAGTCTTAGACTTAGCAAGATCCTTAATAAAGTAGTTAGACTTGATAGGCTCTATACCCATAGATACAGCACCGTGTATAAATGAACTAGACTTAGTAGGAGCAATGGCCATAAGAGTAGTGTTAGCATACCCTTCTCTAAGAGATGTGTATCCATACTCATTATGTAACTCTCTAGAAGCAATCTCACTTCTGTCTTTAAGTGTTCTGAAGATCTCACTGTTCAATCCTTTAGCTTGCAATGAGTCAAACTCAAGAAGCTTAGACTGAAACAAAGAGTGGTATCCTAAAACACCAAGTCCAATTGCTCTATGCTTCTCAGCAAAGTTAAACGCTCTCTTCATACCCGGCATAGTCTCAGACTTTATAATGAATTCATCCATTACTGCATTTAAGAAATATACATATGTTTCAATTGCGTCAGTTTCTTTTATCTGATCCCAGTGCAACAGGTTGATAGAACCAAGGCAACATACAAAAGAGTTATAACTATCTGTAGGAAGCTGGATCTCTGAGCATAAATTAGATGCTGTAATATCCATCCCAAGTTCTTTGTAAGGAGAATTGTTATTAGAATTATCTTTAAACATAATATAAGGAAATCCAAACTCACTTCTGTTCTGAATAATCTTAGCCCATACTTTACGTTTATCTTTGTCTCCTTCTTTCATCTCAGTCATCCATTGATCAGTAACTGTAACACCATACTGTAAATTTTGTATAGGGTTACCCTCTGTACCAATATCCAAGAACTCTAGGATGTCTGCATGCTCAACTGGTAGGTATACTGCACAAGCACCACGTCTGGCCTCAGACTGCTTACATACATCTACTACAGTATCATATATCTTAGCGTAGTGCACTGGACCATCAGCAAAGCCACCTGTAGATATTTCAGTTCCTCTTGCCCTAATGTTGCCAATAAAAGCACTTGTACCTCCCCCATATTTACTCATCATTCCAATTTCACGGCCTGCATTTAATATGCTATCTAAGTTATCATCAACGTTAGATCCATAACAGCTTATAGGTAAACCTTTTTGTTTACCAAAGTTAATCCATACAGGAGTAGACAAAGAGTAAAACCCTCTTGCCATGTAGTCCTCAAACTTTTCTGCAAAACCTTTTATATTCAAATACTTTTCCGCTTTAATAGCAATGTCTTTGATTCTTTGCTCAGGGGATTCTGATATATATCCCCTTGATAAAAATGTACGGCTATCTTTATTAAGCCAATAGTATTTATTGTATTCCATGCTGGTTTGTTTAAATTGTTCTGTTTCTTCTTTTGTTGTCCCACTGGACCTTTTTAGATCTACCCAACATCATAAATTTAGAAACTCTTTGATTGAAGTTTCCTCTTTCTGTATTTAGTTGGGTATTACCTGTTGTTTGTTCTGAATTCATTATTTAATTATTAAAATAGATCATCAACTGTGATGCTCTTGCTTTTCTTATTATAGTCAACACTCTTTTTGTAAAAGAAGTCTCCCTCTTTAGTACCAGTGATCTCTATATCAAACCATTCTACTGCTTTTAATATTTCTTGATCTACTTCAAAGATTGGTTTCATACCTATCTTTTCTAGAGAGTTGTTGAATCTATTTTTTATAAAGTGTTGTATTGTATTCTGTGGTAAGAAGCTAAGTTCTCCTTTCTCAAAGATCCAATCAAGTATACCGCACTCTGCTCTATATGCTTTTCTACATGCTGAATCTATTAGATCTTCAAACTCCTGATCAAACCATTCTGGATTTTCTCTTTTGATTATATTAATAATCTCAGCACCAAAGTTTCCGTGTATCTCTTCTTCTTTACTAGTAGCTTCAACAACATTAGATATGCCTTTAAGCACATTCTTTTCTTTGTTAAAGCTCATCATAATTAAGAACTGACTAAACAAGCTTACGTGTTCTATAAACAAAGAGAATAGCAATACAGACTTAGTATACATTTTATTGTCTCTAGAGCGTGTACCATCTAGGTACTTCTTTAAGTACTTAAGTCTACCTTCTATTGCAGGCACCTCAACTACTGATTGAAATTCTTTTTCTAATCCTAGTATTCTAAGCAGCCTGGCGTAAGCATCTTTATGTCTAACTTCTGACTCAGCAAAAGTAAATCCTACATCACCTACTTCTGTGATAGGCATTCTCTTATATAGATCTCCCCAAAAGGTTTTTACATTTACTTCTATTTGCGCAATTGCAAGCATTGTCTTTTTAATGACATCTTTTTCTTCATTTGATATAGTGACTTTAAAGTCTTGTATGTCTTCTGTAAAGTTGAATTCTGTATCAATCCAGTACGAGTGCCTAATTGCATCTTTGTATGCTAGTAGTTGTGGATATTCATAAGGCAATATGTTTACTCTGGGTTTAAAGATGTCTTTGTTCATTGTATAATTTATTAAGGATTAAAAAGCCGCACCCCTCTTTGGAAGAATGCAGCTGTCAGATAGATATAATTTAAAAAAAAATTATCTTATATGAAAGGATTATAACCTAATATTCACAAAAGATAATGTTAAAAATATAAGACCTATCTCTAAACCGTTGACCCAACGGTATTTATCATCATCACATAAAACTTCACAGTTTACAGTTTTAAAACCAAGTAGTGTTTCTGTTGGTAAAAACTCAATGTTAAATCTATTCTTAAATACTAAAGGATTTACTTTACTCATAAAATATTAATTAAAGGTTTTTGTCAGAATTTTTGTATATTACTTATATAGTTATCTACCTGACTGTAGACAAATATACCAATATATTTGATTAGGTTAATCAAAATTTGTATATTATTAGTATAGTACTTTAAAATTAAATAAGATGATTAAAAAAATACTACATGTGTTATGGACTTTTAGCTTACAAGACTATTGGAAATGGGTTTGGTCAAAAACAGAAGTTGATGAAAAAGTTATTATAGGTGCTAAAAAAACCAAAAAAAGAACTAAAGCTGTAGTCAAGGCTATTAAAGGAAAAAAGAAATAGATGAGACAAGTATGTTTATTAATACAATGGTTGTCAAGGGGCAAAGTATGCCTGGGACACTGCCGTCAAGGTCTTTGTAAAAAAACTAAAAGTAAAATATAATGGGAGATTGGGAACTAGAGATAGCGTTTCATTGGCCACATGATAGACTAGCTTTAGGCTGGGAAATAATGAGACCCGATGAATCATATAACTATACTACAGTAAAAGCTTATTTACTTATTTGCACATTAACGTTAGATGTATCATGAAATATAAAAAAAAAGGTGGAGGACTTAATCCTCAAAAAGTAACAAGACAGAAATCAAAACTATTATGTAGAATGGCTAATGGTGGAGAATCTGCATTAGATAATATTATGCTTAGTTCAATGGAGCAAAAGATGACTAAAGGTGGAGACGCTAAAAGAGTAGTATCAAAAGCTGATAGAACTGAAAAATTACAATCTTATAAACGAGGTGGGTGGACTCACTCAGGATAATACCATATGAACATTTTAACAGACATATTAAGTTTAATAAGACAAAACAAGTTTTCTAAAGTTGCTGAAAGAGATGATGTTCTTGTACTAGGTAAATGGAATGAACAACCTGATATGACTGGTGTTGCATCTCCTATACCGTATAAGTCTGTTAAGCTTATTAAAATAAAAGACTTCAAAGTAGAAGGAACTAAATGTGATTATAAAAATACACCGGAAAAACCTTCTGGTGATATTGCTACTATATATCAGAAGACAGAGACTGATCCAATAACAGGAGAGTGTACTGTATATTTCCGTACATTAAAGTCTTTGAGTACAAATTTAACCTTAGCTCAGTCAGCTGATAATGATTATGTAGAAATAGATACATCAGGAGAACCCAACTTAGCAGCTAATGTAGGTACAGGTTTTGGATTATGGAAAAATAAAGTTGGTGAGACACTCAATTTTAAATCTATAATAGCTGGAGATAACATTACTATAGCAGAATCACCTGATCAAATTACTATTAATGCTACAAGCTCAGGCGGTGTAACCTATACTTTTTCAAGTTCACCACAATCAACAGGTGGGCCTCAACATGTAAATCTAAATCTTGATGGTTCAGACGGGTCATTAAATAATGTAAAGCTTTTTGCAGGATCTAATGTATCAATAACAGATAATGGTTCAAATGAAGTAACAATTTCATCTAGCGGTGGTATGACTTCCTTCAATGTATATGATGAGAACCCAGGTGGAGCAGGTCCAGGTTTTGCTGTAAGTCAATCAGATAACGTTTTAATGTGGGGACGCAATGGTATAGAAACAATAACCGGTGTTCCTTTAGGATCAACAGCCAATCCTAAGTCAATTGCTATGGGATTATCTCATTACTATGAGGCATATGTATCTCAAGTAACTCAGCTAGGTAACGATGCACCTACAGAGAATGTCATTTATAATGATACAGGAAGAACTTTATCATGGTCAAGACCTACCGTTGGACGCTACACTGCAACTTGGTCAACATCAGTTGATCCAAGTAAAGTAACTATAAACATTGCACAAGTATTTAAAAATCATCCAAACATAGCTAATATTATTGGTGTAACTGGAAATGGTTTTACTATCACTACTAATTCAGCTGAAAACTCAGCTATAGCTGATGATAGTATTTTATTTGATACACCATTAGAAATAAGAATATACCCTTAAATTAAAGAGATGAGTGATAAAAAACCTAAAAAGAAATTTAAAGATACTAAAGTAGGACAGTTCCTTACAAAGAAAGTTCCTAGTATACTTGGTCTTGCCGGGGAGTTACTTCCTGATGCAGGTGTTTTAGGTATGGTTAAATCTTTAATAGAAAAAGAACCAGCTTTATCACCAATAGATAAAGAGCATGCATTGAAACTACTTGAACAAGATATGGTTGAAATGCAAGAAGTAAGTAAGCGTTGGGTCAGTGACATGAGTTCTGATTCTTGGCTAAGTAAAAATACAAGACCAATGACTTTGATATTTTTAACTATATCAATGGTAATATTTATGCTATTAGACAGTTCTGATATTGAATTTAAAGTAGACTCAGTGTGGGTTGACTTATTAAAGTCATTATTAATAACAGTTTATGTAGCATACTTTGGCTCAAGGGGAGCTGAGAAATTTAAAGCAATTAGTAACAAAAATTAAAAAATAGAAATTATGCCAAAAAATATGACAGATGCTGGAATAAGCTACAAAAACGGTGGCTCTTCAAAAAAAGGTGGACAAGCATTATTTAATGCTTTAAAAGCTAAAGGCTATAAACAAAAAGGTGGTGAAGAAACACCAGCTAAAGCAAGAATGACTTCATATGCTGAAGGTGGAGGACTTATGGGTTATGCAAAAAGAGGTGGCTGTGTTTTATCAGGAATGAATAAAAAAAGAAAATAATCATGGCAAAAAAGATATCATTCCCAGAGGGAAACGGAAAAGTAGAAAATGGATATTATGATCCAACATCTATACCAGCAAGAATTCAAGCTAAAAAAAATGCAACTGCTACGGCAACGAGAATGCGTTTAGCGGCACAAGGTGTTGAAATAAAAAGATCATCTACAAAAGCTTCTGAACCAGTTCAATCAGCTGCATTTAAAAACGGCTATAGAAAAGGAAAAAAATAAATTAAATACTATGGCAATATTAACAGCACAACAGATAAGTCAATCAGGCTTACAACCTACATCAGTCATACCTGACCCTAAAGGAGATACTTTAGCAAATACAGGTAAAGAATTTTTTTATGTGCAAAATAATAGTGGGGACACAATTACTGCAACAGTTATACCTGTTGTAAATACAGTTATTGATCCATTACTAGGCACTTTGACAAAAGAAAATGCTATATTAGCAATAGCTAATGGTGAGACAGGATTTGTAGGTCCTTTTGAAGTTGATGCTTTTAATGATGTTGATGGTAACATAACAATAACATGTTCATTTCAGGTAGGTGTAAAACTATCTGCAGTGTACTTATAAACAAAAAACAATGGGCTCACTACTGCAAGACGTAATTGGATTATTTGCCAAGAAAAAATATGCACCAAACCCTTATGATCTTGACAAAGATGGTAAAGAGGATTTTTTAGTTCTATCAACAAAACAAGATAGTTCATTAAATGTAATGGCATACTTGCCAAAACTTGAACAAGAATTAATTTCAGTCAAGCAGTTAGCTGAAGCTATTGGCGCTGGTTCAGATACTACATATGATTATAGTAGTGAAGGAAACGCAGATGGTTCTGTTAACTTAATACTTACAGGATCAGATGCTACTATAGATATAGTAAAGCTTATTGGTGGTACAAACATCTCTTTGGTTGATGATGGCTCTAATAATGTTACTATAAATAGTACAGATCAGTTTGTTGGAACTGTTACTAGTGTAGACGCTGGTATTGTTGGAGATGCTCTCAGCATATCTGGAGTTCCAATCACTACTAGTGGTAGTATAGATTTTAGTTGGGATGGTACAGCTTCAGAATATGTAGACGGCCAAGGTAATTTACAAACTTTCCCAACAGTTGGAACTATGAACTCATGGTTTGTAGGAGGAGATGGTGGTTTTGAAGTTCTAGATCAAGACAGTGTATTGTTTTTAGGCTCAGATAAAATTACAGTATATCCTATTTTTAATAGTCAATCAGTAAAATTTGAACATAAAGACACAGTTAGAACTGATAATATAATTCCTTTAACTCCAGCATTTGGTGATACATTTACTGTAGTAAGTAAAATAACTCAGGATCAAACCGGTCACCCTACTGAATTAGAAATTAGTGAAATTACTTTACCAACTCCAGCAGCTGCAGCTAACACTACATATGATTTAAGTGGTCAGCAAAGCAACATTGATGATTATACTATACGTTTACTTGGATCAGATGGATCACTAGATAAAGTAGTTCTTGAAGCTGGTAACAATATTACATTAACAGATCAAGGTAATGATAGAGTAGAAATAAGTTCATTAGATTCTAATACAACATATGTTCTTAACGGTCAGCAGTCTGGTGGTACAAACTATGCAGTAAATTTAGAAGATCAAACTGGAGCTCTTAGCACGTTATTTTTAAATGCAGGAACTAATATAACATTAACACAAACTGGTAATGGTGTAACTATAGATGCTTCTGGAGGTTCTGGTTCAGTTACTAGTGTAGGTTTAACAGCACCCCCTGCATTCACTGTTTCAGGATCACCTGTAATAAACTCAGGAACTTTAGCATTAGCAGGAGCAGGTACCGCACAAGAATATATAGATGGTACTGGGTCTTTACAAACATTCCCTACTATTCCAAGTGTACCAGCAAATATAGTTGAGACAGTAGATACACAAAATAGTACATACATTGATATGACACCAACAGGTGCTGTAGATGGAGATGTTGTTGTAACAGCAGAATTATCAGCAGTAGATGGGGTAGATACTTCAGGTAAATTCTTAAGTAAAGATAATGTATGGTCAGCAATTCCAGGAGGAAACCAAGGAACTGTAACTGATTTTAATTGTGATGTAACGCCAGGAATAGCAGATGCAATAGTACCTTCTGTAGCAAATTCAACTACAACACCTTTCTTAACTTTAGATTTTCAAGGTGTGCCAGCTCAATATGTTAGAGGTGATGGTGTTTTAGAAACATTCCCTACTATTCCTGCAGCAGTACCAGTGATGACATCTACGGTAACTGGAACAGGTAAACTATGGGATGATATAGTACAGCTTGAACCTGCTGAATCAGTAACTACAGTTAAAGATAGAACATATGGTGTGCAGTTTAATTCAAACTCACAACTAGTTGTAAATGTACCATGGTCAAATGCTGGAGGTACCATGTCTAGTTGGACAATTAAAGATGGTACTGGGTTAGGACCAGTATTAGATCAAACAGAAGTTCAGTTTGTAGGTTCAGATAAAATTACTACACTATTAACTAATAATGGAGGAAACTATATATTAGGTATTGATCATGACGATACAACAAGAACAGATACAACATCTACGGATGCTCCTGCTGCAGGCGGTACATTTACAGTAATAGATTCTATTACACAAGATGCAACAGGTCACCCTACAGCAGTAAATGTTAAAACAGTTACTTTACCTTCCGCAGTATCTGTACCAACAATGACATCAACTGTCCTTGGTATTGGTAAACTATTTAGTGATGTTGTACAAGCACAAGCAGCACAAGCAGTTTCAAATGTAGAAAAAAGAACTTATGGAATTCAATTTAATGCTAGTAATCAATTAGTTGTTAATGTACCGTGGGAAAACTCATCTTCAGGATGGACATTAACAGGTGATATTGGAACAGGGCAAGTTGTTGCTGATGGAGATACAGCTTTATTAGCAGGTGGTGTAGGAATTGCAACAAGCACTGTTGCTACAGATAAACTAACTATAGATTTAGAAAACACATCTGTTACTCCAGGGGTTTATACAAATGCTAATATTGAAGTTGATGCTCAAGGTAGACTTACTGCAGCATCAAACGGTACAGGTGGTAGTGGAGTAGACTATACATCTTATGTTGCACGTTTTAGTCACCCTAAAGGAGGTTCAATTGCAGTTGATGTATTATCAAATAATACAGGATGTGACTTTAGCTGGGGAGGAGGAACAGCATTATATAAAATTAATATACATGCACAAGGAGACCCAAATACAAGATGCGGTAATGGTAAACGTGTGTGGGTTATGGCAAATGGTAGATCAGAAATAGTAGAAGGTACACGTCCTGCAGAAATCTTTTTTAGAGAGTGGGAAGTAACACCTACTGAAAACTTAGTTTGGTTAGATTTTCTAGAACAAGATTTTACAGGTACTACTAAAGGAATATTCCAAGGTAATATAGAAATAAGATTATACCAAACAAGAGAATTGGTCTAAATAAAAAATAAACAATAAAATAAAAAACAATGAGTGTTTATATACAAGAGGTCTTAGGACTATTAAAAAGGAATAAAAAGAAAAAGAAGCTAGACAAAATGAGAGATCATTTTGAATTTGGTAAGCTTTATCAGAACAGTAGTTTAAATACTGGTGCTGTTTATAATCCTAAGATGGAACCTTTTGTTGTAAAGTGGGGAGATCTTGTTTGTGAAGCTACAGAAAATTTAACTAGAACAAAACCAGGTGAAGGTAAACTTGGTTTTGTTCCTGTTTATACTACACCTGAAGGGTCATGTGCATGGGATACCTTAATGGATTCTATCATAACTCAAAATGCTATAGGTGATACTATTAATATAGCAGGTGATTTATATGTTGAAGGTACTATAACAACTCCAACACTAACAGAAGACCGTATAGTTATAGTTGGTCCTGGAGGTGTATTAGAAGATGATGCTAATTTCACAATGGATGGGATTACATTTACTGCTTTAGTAAATGTACAGCATGGTAGTTCAACTCTTGCACCAGTACCTCCTACAACTACAACATTCAACTCTAATATTGTACTTAGTGGGCCAGTAATTGATTCACAAGGAAATCTAGGTCAATTATCTCAAGTACTTGTAGGTTTAGCTGACGGAAGAGTAATATGGTCAGATGATGATGTTGTAGAAGCCTTAACTTACGGAAGCCTATGGCAAGGAAATGTAAACAATTTAAAACAAGAGTTACCTATTGGAACAGCAGATCAGATTCTTATCTCTGATGGAGTAACATTCTCTTGGGAAGATAATCCTGCAGCAATTGTAGGAGAACAATGTGAAATTTATAGAATACCATTATGGACACCTAACTCTAATACATTAGGTTGTTCTTTATTAATACAAGATGGTGATTCAACAACTCCAGCAAGTAGAGTTATTAATGATGGTGAACTACAGCAAACTAAAAGTATATTTTTAGATGATGTAAATCAAGATGATACACTTACACAAGTTCTAGTAAGAGATCCTGCACAACAGAATGTAGTTAGATGGAGAGATGCACTTAGTATTGTACCTGAATTAGGTTGGGATTTAATAGATCCAAGCTTAGGTATAGCAAACTGGGATGTAGATAAGTATAATGGTTACATGGAAGTTACTAATCCAACTGCTTTTAGAGCAATTAGACCAAATAATCTTTTGAATGCAGATGAAGGTTATTTTGTTTTTGTTGCAGATAGTCCTAATATACCTTTAGACTATTTACTATTTACCGGTGTTAATGGAGGAACCACACAGACTGTAAGAACAACTTGGTCTGGTGACGCTGCTAGCGGTTTTCCTTATGTACCAACTAATCAATCTGGTGGATTTTGGTTACAAGGTGTAGCTGTAAAATTTCATTACATTTTACGTATAGATGCAGCGGGTAATCAAATTATATGGTGGGATGCTTGTTGTGAAATACAACCTCTTAATCAATGCCCTATTGTACAAAATACTTCTATTAGTTTAGTAGAAGATACAACTTTAACAGGTCAAACTTTAACAGCTTCAGATCCTGATGGTGATCCATTAACTTGGAGTATTGTAACTGCACCTCCAGCATCACATGGAACAGTCAACTTAAACTCAGCAACTGGTGTTTATGACTTTGTTCCTGCTGTAAACTTTTGTGGAACTGGAACATTTACATGGAAAGTTACTGATGGTTCATGTGAAAAAGAAGCAACAACAACATACAATATAAGTTGTGTTTGTGATGTACCAAAATTTGCCGTTTATCAAGGAGCTAATCAACCTTGTGGAGCAGCATCAACTGCACCTTTATATACTGGTGCTTCAGGTGGAGCTTATCAATGGGTGGGTGACTATTGTGATCCAGATAATGCATATACTGATGTAACACTTACAACAGAATATTCTCTTGATGGTGGTACAACTTGGATAGCAGGTCTTCCAGCAGGAGCAACAATACAAAAAGATGTACCTGCACCATGGAAGTTTACTTTTGATCAGCCTTCTGTCCCAGCGGGTAATCAGCAATTTAGATTTACACTTCAAGATGTAGATGTAACTTGTAAGAGCGAGTACATTTTTAATGTAACTGCAGCTTTAGATATATTAAATAGATTTGAATTTCAGGTATCAAATGAAGCTGGAACAGCAACAGCTGCAGCAGCACTGTTTCCTTTCAGAGCTAATACAAATTTACCTGTATTTGGAGCTACTGGAGGTACGTGGAATCCTTCAGCTCTTCCTAATTCACAAAACTGGATGGGAAATTATGTTAATCAAGGACGAAGATTAACTCAATTTACATCTCAACCAAATGGTCTAGCTGGTTCAGGTTTAAGTAATAATGATGAAGCATTAAATATTACACCAAGTGGTGGAACATACCCGGGGGTTGCAAATTCAACGTTTCAATTAGTATATGTAACTGCTGGATATCAAACTAATTCAACTCTTATTGAGACAAGAACGCCAAATATTTGGGTTAATCCTATGTCTTACCCTGCTAATGATAATATATCAGTGGGTGATACCATAATTTTTGATGCTGCTACAATAAATAATGCTTTTAATTTATCAGGTGGAAATGCTGTAACAGGTAGTCTAACTTATGTAATTCAAAATGAAGATGTTGGTTATGCTCCTTTAGCTATATCAGCAATAACTTTAGCAGCTAATGCTAATTCTGGTCATGCTTGTAATGATGGTGCATTTAAAATATATGCTGCTATTACGAATGCTTCTGGTGCAACAGAAGTTTATTATTTACTTAGAACCTCTACTTCTAACGGTAGTGCGCAAAATCCTTTTACTAATAATCCAAATCCTATAAGAAGATATAGTTTAGACAGTGTTTCTCCTTCAATTGGATATTTAACTGGACCAGGTGGAAGAACTTGGTCAAGATCATATTCAAGTGGTACTCAAGCTGGAGTAGGACAAGCAGGAGCACCTGCTATAATGAGTTCTTCTAATATTGATTACACATTCCGTGGTTCTGCAATGTCTAAATCTAATACAATGTATAACTATGATGGAGGATATGTAATTCCACAAAATAATCAAGATACAGACTATAGTTCTACAGGAGCGCAAAGACTTCAAGCAGATGTTATACAACAGATAGCTGCTAATAGTATAGATGGTAATATAGTTTTTTATATTGCAGGAGATACTTGGGCCAAAACATCTGCTACAACTTTAGCAACAGGTATAATTAGTTCAGTAGATGCTAATGGAGGAGTTACTGGTATAACATTACAAAGTGGTGGCGTTGGTTATAATCAAGGATTATTTACTAGTAATGCTTCTGGTACTACTAGAGCAGAATATTTTTTAAGTGGTGGGGATAATCAATGTTCAGCTTTTGTAACTATGAGCGGTACAACAGTTAATGAAAGTATACAGTCTGTAATCTCAATATCTAGACCAGGTTCAGGTTATGTGGTTGGACAACCTTTTGCTTTTGATCCAGATCTTACATGGGTTGCACACTCTCATGGTGATGCAGCAACTCTTAGAATATTTAAAGAAGACCCAAATAATACACTAGATCAAATAGAAGTATTTAATGGCCCTCCTTTTAATAACACTGGTACAGCAACTGGTACAGCATTTAAAGCAGGTGACGGAACATCAGTGCAAGTAAATATATTTACGGGTGTAGTAACAATTTTATAATGAGTAAAGTAAAAACAAATAGTGCAAGTAACCCTATGAGTCCACACAGTCCTAAAGTAAGGACTGGTGGCTCAGTAGTTGCTGATAAAAGTACAGGTAAAGGTGGCTTTAAAGTTGCTCAAGATTCAACTGTATTGGGTACAATGAATGGTATAATGAAAGATCAGTATAACAAGTAAGTTACTTTAGATCTTCTAACTCTTTTTGTAAACATGCAAGTGCACGCCAAGCAACTTTTGCTGTATGACGTATTCCGTCATCATCAATTGTTCCTGCATCTATAAGGTGCCTAGCTAATGCATCAAAATCATCATTAGATTTATTACGATCCCAATGTAATGGTTTATCAGGATGATGTTGTTTGTTTCCTTGTAAGGAGACTCTTGCTATTTCCATAATAGCATCCGGGAAGTATTTAAGAACACCAGTAAATACTGGAGTTTCTTTTCTTTTTTCAGCTTTATCCATAAATAGCCATTCTTTTTTTATCATTTCTTTTTCTTTTTTCTCCTTTCAGCCATAACATCTTCAATCTTTCTAACTTCATATGCTCCACATGGACCATTTGCAGCACGAGATGTTGCTTTCCTATTGGTTCTTTGCCAGCTGTAAATTTGACTATCTTCACTACATGGTATAAAGTTTATACCTGCTTTATTATATCTTTCTTGTTCTCTTTTTTCTTTCTTTGTCATTTGTCTTTATTTTTACGATAATCAATTATGAATCCTACAGCTACTAGTATGTTTAAACCTAAGCTGGCAATAACCTCATGAATATCTTTATATGTATTTATACTTAGATGTACATGTCCAATTACCCAAAATGGAATTGCCATTTGCTGACTATACCATATTAATGCAAACTCCAGAAATTTTTTCATAACTAATTTTTGGTTTTTATATTTTGTAAATTAGGTGTAGGGGCCTACATGTAAAACATGCAGTTGGTTTAGCCCCATTATTATTCACCTAACTTCCTACCTTTTAGGATCCATATTATATATATTATTATAATTAAAAAAAGTATTCTTAATCCTGGGCTCATATTCTACCCATGTACATTTCTTGAACTAATACTTTTTCTGTTATATCTATATCAATTGGAACTTCAACAATATCTTCCATAACTATGTCTATGTCATTAACATTAGTATTGACTTCTAGATTAGCATATAAGTTATTGTTTATTACTTCAGCAGTTACAAAATCATGAAAGTCTTTTTGATCTGATAACCAATCTCTTGGATGTGCTTTCTTTAATGCATGCGTTACATGATTATAAAAAGCCCATGCACTGTTATTACTCTGACCATAATCAAAAGATGGTTTATCCATTTCTTTCTTTATCATAGATACTTGTTGTGTGTCTATTATATCTTCATCAATAAATAATCTTCCTACTAACTCTGACTGCTGTTTACAGCTAAGTTTAACAGACTTTAGATATTCTTTATCATTTATTAATCTTTTATAATATACTTCAGCATTCTTGATTTGATCCGTCATATGTAACTTAGTATCCATATTAGCTGTTCCGGTATGCTTTCTAGTGTAATTCATCATATCACCAGCAACCATTCCGTTTGAACATACTTTAACATAAGCTCCTATAGCACACTGAAACCTTGTACTTTTATCATAAGAGTTTGTCCAAGAGAACATCATACCTAGTTCTTCTTCTTCCATTATACTGCTATCAACAGGATTTAGAGGCTTTAAATGATAGATACCTTGTGCTACATTAGCATTCATATTAGATCTATAGACCTCTTTTATTATAGTGAATCCACTTGCATTAAGTAGACTCATAGTGTTGTCTATCACTTCTTTGTGTGATATGACTGTGTAAGATTTACCATGGTTAGGTAAAGGTTGACTTTTTAGAAATGCTTTAGTCACTTCTGTTGGTTTTTTATATCCCATAATTATAAACTTATTAAGTGTAAATATAATAAATTAATCTGACTCAGCAAATTAAAATATATATCTTATTGTGTTTAAAGGAAAATACTTCTTGTATATATCCTTGAATTCATTGATTAGCCTGCCTTTATGTTCTAAAGGATACCTCATAACGCCTGATTGATTTTTAACTTCATAAGAACGCCTCATTAGTTCCTGGGCTTCTGGTGATGCTTTAATCATTTGGTTCTTATGATTGGTTAAAGCTATAACCTCACATTTATTTATACCTGCTAGTTCTTTTACCTGTTTAAAAAGCTTATTATATTCTTCTTTCCAACCGGGATAAAAGACTAAAGGGCTATAATTAAGATGAACTTGCCAACCTAAATCTTTGAGACGGTTAACATCAGCTATACGGCTTTCTATCTTTTGCATCTTAGGTTCTAATATATTAGAATACTTCTGAGGCATAAGACTAACACGTACTCTTGGAGGCTTGTTAAAATTACTAACGTCTAACGTTAATAGTCCTGGATACTTTGTAGCCATTGTTGTATTAAGATTTTTATGTTTATCATACATAAGCAAGTAATCATATAAAGAAATTCCTGCTTTCTTTACATGTTTTTGCATAAGTACTAAATCTGTATTACAAGCAATGTCTACCATTGTGTATATAGGGTCTTGTTGATCAGGTACCTTATAGTAACTTTTTTCCCAATCAACAACAGACTTAAATATTTGGTCAACGTTTCTATTTACAAAAACTCTTTTACCATTATACCTAGACATATAACAATAGGTATCTACACAGCCACCAAAACAACCATATATGAGGTTTGGGGCTATGCAGTTAGCACTATTATTATTTGGTTTAGTTACAAGAGTTGTTGTTTTCTGTACCTTAATCATTTCTTATGTAAGCTGACTCAGTGCCAGATATAATATCTATATCTTTTACTTCAATATCTTTTACAAATTGACCGTTAACCATCTTTCCGGTACGTTTAGAGATTACATCATAAGCTGACTTGAGGCAGTATTCTAAAGATACATTCTGCATCTTAGCCTGAATAATCAAGGTGACCATAATATCACCCATAGCATCAACAATCTCTTCACGGTCATCAGCATTGATAGCCGTGCAGAGTTCAGTTGTTTCTTCTAATGTTTTCAACGCTTGGGCCATTGGTGTGGCTTTGTCAAAAATACCTTTTTCTTCTGCCCAGCTTTCTACTGCACATTCTAGTTCAAAATAATCCATATGTTTAAAATAATTTTAATTGATTAGATGACACCGTTAATATACTATTTATCTCAGACTCAATTGCTTGTAGATAATAAAGCTTATTGATATTATAGTTTTCCCATTTAGGTTCTACTTGCATATCATTAAATAAACTTTGTAACCACTTACCAGCCTCTAGTTGTATTTCACGATCATCATTTTTGTTAACTTTTACGATCTTTACTCCATCTTTAGATATAAAATACCTATTGATTTTTTGTAATTTATCTTCAGTGTACTTGCCATCTTTAACATATCTTGCTACTTGTTGCCAATTACCCTTTGATTTACCACCTATACAATAATCTAGAATGTTTTTATTTTGTTCTAGATAGTCTTCAGGTAATATGTTTTTTACGAAGAAAGCATATATAGCTTTTGGTATAACTAACTTAGACTTGTTTTTATGTAACTGTAGGTTATGAAAATCAAATCTACCTTTCAGCTTAACAGGAGCATAGCTAAACTTATCATTCTTGACATTAAATAAATAATGTGGTAATGATTGTTTTACTTCTCTAAACTTTGTTATGTCAACATCAATAAAGTTGTTTACACCTATATAGTTATTTACATCTGAAAGTATTAATTTTTGATATTCATCATGTTCTAAGTTTAAACTAGTTTTCTCCTCCCACTCTTTACATATCTGCATATATAAATCATAGTGCTCTCTTGGTATAATAGTTTCTACACCATCCGTGTTCTGTAATAAAGCAACAGCACCCGGTATACGCTCCATGATTTGTTCATACAACATCATCAACGTTAGCTGACCATTAATTGTAATTCTCATACACAATTCTGGATCATAAAAGAAGCTATTTACATCATTGCTAAGACCAAATGTAGAATTAAGTATAATCTTATATACATAATTCATTGGATTGCTCTTAGGAATCTTCTTACGCTCTTCAAAGAACCACTCATACTGATCACAAAACTGGTCAACTGGAAAATGTTCAGGAGACCATTTATTTTTGATTGCTAAGTTTGGGTAAAAAGATGTTACATCTGAACTCATAATTAACATATCATCATCACTTTCATAAACACCTTTGTTAGCAGCACCATGTGCACCACCTAAACCAAAATGTGTCTTTACAGATTTATAGTTTATATGATATTTAAAACTACCTTTCAAGTTAGAAGCATCTATCTCTAAAGTTTTAAACCTATCATGTAGTGTTTTAAACTCTTGAGATGTAAATGAAATGTATGGTAATAAAATATCAGATACTTTAATATTAGATCTATGAGTCCTCATTTGTTTGAGATCTCTTTTTGGTATATTAAGCTTTTCTGATAAATAATAACCAAATAGTTCTTTACTAATTCTTGGTTCAGAGGCGCTATATAGATTTATATTATATGTATCTGTTAGTTCTTTACGTAGTTTAATCTGTGACTTTGACCTGTTAAATATTTCTTTAGTTGACTGAACATCATTAACATTATATTCAATGATAGTGTCAATCTCCTCAAGAGTTTTAATTTCAGCTGTATGATCTATAGGCATTTCTAATATATTTTGCCAGTCCATACTATATTGTATCCACTTAAGACTAGAACGTTTAGCCGGGTTATCCCAATGGTGTAACTTAAATAGATCTATCTGACCTATTTTCATCTTCCATATGGGGTAATCCATAAACTCTTTGTTATTAGACTTATTAATACAGTACTGTGCGTACTTATAAATTATATTAGCTATCTCACATCCTTTAAGATTGTCCCATAAATAGTAATTATCTATTATATATTGAGTGATCTGGCCATCAAATGCTAAACCATTGTATGATATATGCCACTCTTTATTATCTACATTATCTTTTAAGAAACTTATAAAATCATCAAAATCATTACGCAGGTCATGAACAACAAATGTTTTACTCTCATTTGTTTTATAATGCTCAAATACCCCGGTGAAACAATTAGATAAAGTTTCATAGTCCATTACCCAGTGTTTCATTTTTTATGTTTTTTAAGAGCTAGAGTCATTATTCTCTTTCTCATTTGAATTAGTGTTTCCATCATTATAATTTTTAAGTGCCACTACTTTAGCTTCTAGTATTAGATCCATAATACTATCATAGATACTTTCTACCGCTTCTGGTGATCCATCACGCTCTAACTTTTTATCTATTTCTCTCTCATATAAGTCAACTGTTTTGATTACATGCTTAATCTTTTGTTTAACTTTTTGAGTATGTATATACTGTAACCCGTGTGCTATCTCACCCATGCACTTAGTCATAGCAAACAGGATGTTAACATCCATTATTTCTTCTGCTTTTAATTGTTTCATAATTTAATTTATTAGAGCCAAAAAAAGCCCAAATCAATGAGCTTTCTTTTTAAAAATCAATAAAGTGTTAGACCTTTATTGACCAGGTAGAATTAAATTAGATGTTTTAGTTTCCTTTACATCTACATTCATAAACTGTGTGTAGTCAAATTCTGAAGCATTAACAGCAAACATATGAATAAAAGTTTCTATATCAGCTTTATCATTAAGATAAAACTCAGAGAAAGTATCTACTAGCCTTCTCTCTTCTTTAACCGTTTTACCAGTTTGTTGATTTGGTGTTTTTAATCTTTGTGGATCTCCGTTATCATCTAACTTTGGTACCATATGATAAGATTGTTTCATCACTTTACTGATGACAGCTAAAATACCTGACGCAGGGTCAAACATAGCTTCTGTATAAGGTGAGTCTAAACTCACAGGAATTAATGTAAAAGAATTTACATTTCTAAATACTGATTTTACCAGCATCATATTTTGTCCTATTTGTGCCATAATTGGTTTTATTTATTGCTCAAAGATATTGAAGTATCTTCTAATAACCTAGCTAAAAGATAATTATTATCAACTAAGGTTTCTTTTTCTAGATCTGGAGGTGTGCATATCTCATGAACATCTTTCAATTGTTCAACTGATACATTCAAGAACTCTGCATATTCTTCATGACTTTCTTGTGGTGATAAAAATGAATGAACATACTCAGAAACCTTATCATCATCTCCAAAATAATCTAATATATTAATTTTACTATCTATACTTATGTTTGAATACTTACCTTTAATGAAGTTATCATAATCAAACTTTAATGAAGTAAAATCATAAACTATCAGGTGTCTTCTCTCACTAAGTTTTATATGCTTATAAAAATGTTTATGAGAAAATACATGCTTTTCCAAAAACAATATAAATTTCTTAGTCATAGGGGTCTGATATAAACACATAAACATTGTATCATCAATAGAGTAGACATCTTCCAAGGCTATATAAGTTTGCCTAGGAACATGTCCAATGCCTTTTTTGTACCCAAGTAATGGATACATAAAAACTTTACTCTTTTGAAAATAGTCTGTGTAAACACCCATACTATAATTTAACTTTATTTACTAAAAATTCATAGGGTAAACTATAGTTTCTTTCATTATAATGATACTCAGCTGCTTTTAATACACCACCAAGACCTTCTGCCCAACCACCTAATGTTTGTTGAGACACATCAAATACATAAGTTTGATTATATTTATCAATTACAACAAATTTAAAGTCTATTGTATAATCATCACGGTTCTCTACAGATTCCATATAGTCCCATACTAACTTACAATATATAGATGCTTGCAACCAATAATTATAAAAATCTACTGTTTCTTTAAAATCACTTATTGTTTTACCTGTGGTTTTTAAATCAGTTATAACAGCTTTTTTCTCCTTATGATCTATGCTAAAGAAATCTATATAACCATGTAAACCAAAAGGTAAACCTTTCAATTTACAGCTAAGGTATTTTTCTGCATGTGTTTCATAATCATCTAATTCAAAATCTGTAGGTGCCTCTTCAAATATAGCCATAACATCACTGTTACTTTTAATAATCTCAGATTGATCTTTACATCTTAGTAAAGTATCTTCATCTATTACATCTACATTGCTATTAGATAAAAATTCCCAGTAAGGTTCAAACTCATCTTTTATGATTTTAACTATACGTTGTTCATCTGTTTTAAGAGATTGATACAAGTTCATTTCTTTGAGTGAATCCAATACTATTTCAGATGGAACATCAAAGAGCTTTTCTGCATCTGTATACAAAGACATATTTTTTAATACCTTTCTGACACTATCTGATGGTGCTTTACCGGGTGTTATACTAAACTTATCTTTTAAATTATCAGGTTCAAATAATAAACAATGAAGTAGCTTTCCTTCTACTAAATGCTTATCTGTTCTAACCTCTTTATCTTTTAATATATAATCCTTATAAAATAAGAATGGTGAAAATAATAACTTGTTTAAAGAAGAGTAGCTAAAGCAAAATTTATTATTTGCATAAAACTCCTCTTCTTTTTGAAAATTTCTATTCATTTACGTTTTCTTCTATTTTGTCTACAATATACAAATTATCTAAATCAACTTTAAATATATCTGAACTATCACCAACAATTGGTCCAAGTAAAGTATTTAAAAGCTGCTTTCTAGATTTATCTACTGCAAACCTTGTTAATTTTCTATCTTTTGCTAATAATGATAAGTAATTATTAAAACTATATATGGTGTTTGTGTTATGAACTCCTTCATATGCTTTTAATCTATTACGCATTGCCTTAACATTAACTGAATTCCAGTTATTTGTACTCTTGAACCATTCATATTTCCAATAATATAATCCTGATACTACATCAAAAGATTTTTCTATATTACAATTAGCCATCATTTCTACTGCTAAAGATCTGTTGTCTATATCTGTGCTTTCAATCATTTTTCTAATATCTTCATATTTATCATTCCCTATTACTGCTAGCTCACTATCAATAATATTAGATATATCAGTATCAAACACAATTTGACTTGTTGACTGCATAAGATTATTAAAAGCTTCCGCACTCTTTTTAGGTAATATCCAATCATTACCCTCATCATTACTCAGATCTTCATCAATCATATATTTATTTACCTCGTCATATAATTTAGGGCTGCTGCCGTTCCAATGCTTATTTACTTTAAAATCTATCATACTAAAAGTTGGAGTTTCATTTAAAAACTCTTGTATTTTAGCTGTTGCTAAATCAGTAAATGCATCTTTATCTGCTTTCATCCATTTTACAACTTGAAATAAAGACTGATATGGTATAGAACTAGCCCATGTTCTTTCAAGTAGGGTGTCAAATAATTTTAATGATACTATACATATATCTGCTTTTGTTATATCTCTTATAACTTTACAATTATATTTATCTTTTATCAAATCCATTTTTTGTCTTGGCAGAGTTATCTTAGGAAATCTATATATTTTTTTATCCTGCAGATCTATTTCTTGATCACTTTCTACTACAGGTAAACCTATTTTTTCTAAATCTTCAGCTTCAACTTGCCAACCATTTTTATTATATAGCCATTGCTCTTCAACTTTATTAAATTCTATAGCGGATGCTTTAATTTTGCCATTTGAATCTATATGCTCATCATATAGATAAATATTAAATTTGTACTTCGGTCTCATAATTTTTTTATTTTAAATATTTTTGATATTCTTTTTTAACAGCTACTTTAAATGTGTAAAGGTCTCTGTTATGAATGCTTATCTCTCTTCTTACTATAGGTTCAAGATATCTAAACGTTATTGTGTCAAGTTTACCTTCTTGCTCTAACCATAATATCATGTCTTGTGCACTCTTACGGTTAAAATTGTGAAAGTTTGACGAATCCAACCAATACTGTAGATCCTTATCTCTATTGTCTGCATATGTTATACTACTACAATCTTGTGCAAACTGCCATAATAAATGATAGTTTTTCTTATAGTCTATAGTAGGAACAATTTTAAGAGCTAAAGCTTTATCATCACCATATGAATTCAACTGGGCCTTAAGATCACTGAGAAGTTGCTCATCAAGAGTCATTTTGGTAGCAGACGCATGAAGGACTGTCTCAGGATCAATAACACTAACATCTGTAGTATCAATTATATGAGCTAAGTTTATAGCCATACCAGTTAACATCCAGCTATCATATAAGCTATCTTCTATATCTATATCATAGTATCTTACATTATCTGTAATCTTTGGTGTAATGATACATTCTAGACCCGAATTAGCTATATTTTTAAGAACGCCATGTCTATTCACATCTCCTTTTGTAGTCTCATAATTCCATAACTTATTCATCATTATAGTAGTTGGAATATTCTCCGCATTACTTAATTTATGAGTTGTTATTTCTTCATGACCTATGATTAGATCAGCCAATTCATAATCATTTGTTACAGTTATACCATGCTCTTTAAGAGCAGACTTTAATCTATCTTGTGATACATTACACTTTGGTAGTATAAAAGCTTTCTTTTTGGTTCTAAAAGTTTGGTCATCCTCAGTAGGGACCGTTAGTATAGTGTTTATCTTTTCATAAGTTGTTTTATCTTGAGTACATAATACTTTATTAATACCTGTACTAGAAACTAACCCATAAGTAGGGTCAGTCTCTAGTCCAAAGTATACTAAAGCATCAGTATCAAAATCTTGATATACTGATTTATTTGCCATTTTATTTCATTGTCATTTGGACAATCTCTGGGATCATCATTAGTTTATTAAACTTCTTTTTATTACCATTAAATATGGTACGTACAATTAAATACTTAAGATCATTAGTAAAATAATCTTTAGTACATAATGCTTTAAGTCTATCAGTTACTTTCTGATTTATTGTATTATCCTGAGAATATACAACAGAGAAGTTACCAAGTCTTGTAGCTAAAGTAGACGCAATATCTGCACGATATGTGTCATCTTTACCAATACAACTTCTAAGCTCATTAAGAATATATTGCTCATTTTCATGTGTCAATAAATCTTTTGGTGTTACCAGCTTATCAAGTTTATTATTAATAAAGGTTGTAAACATAGAAGCAAAAGCATCACCTACACTACCTTCACCAATCATTTGAATCATACCAAGGTTATCTTCAAAGCTGTCAAAGCTTGATATTGCATTAAAGAATGTAGTAATAGATCTTGCATTTGTTTCTTGTGTTACAAGCTCTGGATGTAAAAGCAAGAAGTTAATACATCTTGTATCAATCCCTGCACCTTCTGCCCATTGTGCCCATACATTAACATCAAACTTCAAGTTAGCGGTTACATATCTGGTTTTCTGTGCACTATCTACACTGTTAACCATATAATCCCCGTTATCTGGATTTGCTGTTAAAATTATATGCCAGTCTTTTGGTAAAGTCCATGAAATATAAGATTGTCTGTCAATCAATTCCATAACTGCTTGAATAAATCTTGTATCAGCACGGTTCCAGTCATCTAGTAATAAAATACCACCAGCCTTTGCATCAGCAATCCATTCA